CCACCTGAATTTTGAATAGACATATATGCAGCACTTGTGCCTAAATTTGCAGTTGCAATAAAATTAGATGCACTTAAAGTCAACGTACTACTAAACCTTCCTGTACCATTAACATCAAGTTTGTAAGTATTATTTGTGTTACCTATTGATATGTTACCTGAAGGATTAATATATAAAGCTAAATTAGCTAATGCCGTTCCGCCTGTATAAAATTCTAATCCTTCTCCTACATTATAATTTTGTCTAATTGCTGCTTTAAGTGTAGTACCATCTCCAAATCTAATTTGATTACCATATCCACTTGCACCATACATATCTAATCTTGCATAAGTAGATGAGTTTAATTGTAGATAATCACTAAACCTTCCTGTACCATTAACATCTAATTTGTATCCTGCGTTAGATACTGTTCCACTTGTTAAAAGTAAATTACCATCACTAAACAATGTCATAGCTTGGGTAAAGGTTATAGCGTTACCTGCCGTTCCTGAAGGAGCGTTAAACCATTGATGTTGACCATCTAATTGTCTATAGTAAGATGCTGCTGCTGTTTGAATATATAATGTTGATGCATCTTGGAAAATTGCATTGTGTGATAATGCAGTATTGTTTGTGCCATTGTTCCATAAGGCACCAGTTGCACCAAATTGTAAAACTCTTGAACCTGTAAACCACGCACTCGGTGTAACTCCTAGACCTAAATTGCCTGAAGCGTCAAAATAAGTACCATAATAACCGTCAGAAGTTCCTATTGCTAATCCGTTTTTAACACGAATAAAACCATCATTTGCTTTTGCGATATTTACATAAGCTCCTGCCGTTGTAGCAACTCCCAATCTTGTAACATTTGTACCATCGCTAACATTAAATACAGGATTTGTTGAATAAGTATATGTTACAGAAGAACCACCATCTTGAATACTACTATTCCCTATTGCACTTGTACCTGTAAATTTAGGTAGGTAGTTTGAAGTACCTGTGCCTGTTACAGGGTTAGTTAAAGCTGCTTGATATTGTGGGATGTTTAAAGTATTTCCTACAAACGTTGCAGCGCCACTTGTTCCTGTTGTGGTTAAAGTGATTGTTCCTTGTTTATTGTTAAAAGTATTCCAATCGGTACTTGATAAATAACCACTTGTTGATGTAGTCGCTTGACTTATTGATATTACGTTTGAAGTAATACTTAAAGGACTTGTTGCACTTGTGATTCTATTTGTATAAGCGGTGTCCCAATTTGATTGAGATGCCGTTGTAGGTAATGAATAACCTACTGCAAAAGCTAAAGCCAATGTTCCGCTTGATGTTACAGGACTTCCAGTTACGCTAAAGCCTGTTGGTGCTGATAAAGCTACGCTAGTTACAGTTCCTACATAAGCATCCGTATATTGTGGGATATTTAATACCCCTGTTGTTGAATTATAAGTCGCTGCTCCGCTAGTGCCTGTTGTTGTTAAACTAATGGCTGCTCTTGCTAAAGCATCGGTATATTGAGTTATCGTTGATGTTATAACCCCTGTTGTGTTGTTATAACTTATTCCTGCACCTGCTGATAAACTAGCTAAAGTAATAAAGTTTGCTCCGTTAGTTAATTGACTTGTATTAGTAGGTATCGTAATAACCCCTGTTGTAGAGTTATAAGCACCACTACCTGCCGTAAAACTTAAAGCACCTCTTGCTCTTGCATCCGTATAATAAAGATTCGTTCCTTCCGCTATGTTGGTTGTAGTACCTGCCACTGCAGTCCACAATCCTGTTGAAGTAACGTATTGTAAAATATTTCCGTTTGAAGGACTTTGAGCAGATACGTTATGTAACTCATCTAACTCATATCCATTTTGAATCTTAACCTCAACCACCCCTTGAGTAGGATGGCTTCTAACTACTATACCCACATAGACTAGATGTGCAGGAGCATATTGTTTAGTTGATGTCCAAGCACCTGCCGTAGTAGAACTTAAATATAATTGAGTTCCTGCTGCGTATGCTTGTGTGTCTAAATCTAACAATCTACCTGCTGCAACCACATATCCGTTATTGTTATTAGTGATGTCCGCTTGAACAACACCATAAGTTTGAGCTGATGTAGCATCCGAAGTAGCTAAAGCCTTTGTTATGGTTGGTAGGTTTCCGTGTCCTCCGTTGATATAAACCACAGTTCCCTTTGTTAAAGTTGCTCCTGATTCGTTATAAACTTCCGTAACCAAGTTTTGAGCCTGACTAACAATACTAGGAAAGGTTTGTAAACTACCTGTTCCATCTATATATTGTGCTGAAGTTCCTGCACCTGTTACATTTATGCTTCCATTAGCCGTTAAAGGCGAATTAGCGACACTAAATGCACTCGGCATAGATAAACCTATACTCGTAATCAAAGTCGGAAATGTGGTCAAATTTCCAGCACCATTCACATATTGACCTGAAGTACCTGCAAAGGCAAAAGCTAAAGTTCCTGCCGTTGTTATAGGCGAACCTGTTAAACCAATGGCATTTCCTGTAATGGATGCAGCTACGCTTGTAACTGTACCATTTTGTCCGCTAGATTTCTGCCAAGTTCCACTTCCGTATAACACCCAATCCCCTACTGCAAAAGTAACAGGACCAGCACCAAAGTTCACAGTTCCAGCAACATTGCAAATGTACATATCCCCAGCATCGCCCACACCATTGGTTAAAGTCGGAGTATTCGTAGCAGCATTCCAAGTACCTAAATAAGTTACTACCGATGAAGGTAATTGAGATACAGGCACTTTACCACCACTATCTAGGGTTGCTACCCCATTGGCAGCACCTAAAGGAACTGAACCTAAGACTCCACTTGTACCTGTTAATACACCTTCTAATGACCTAACTTTTGCACCACCTGTTATTTGTATTTGATTACTCATCTATATAAAGTTAATATTATGAAAAAGTAGCTCTTACGAACTCATCAGCCTCAAGTGCTCTTGCAAAGGTAAGCACTCCTGTTAAAGAATTAAAGGTCACATCTTCACCTGTTGGTGCACCTGAAGTATTAATGGTTCTAACCTCAATACCACCTCTTGTAAGGGATATTAAAGCTTTACCAATACCACCCACAAATGTGATAGTGTATTCTCCTCCTGAAGCAATAAATGGAGCTGAAGTAACCCCTGAAGTAGATACCGCAGTACCACCATCGATAACTTGAGTTCCACTTATGCTATAAGCACCAGTTCCTTGCAAAGACAAAGAATATGTAGAAGTTCCCTCAACAGGAGCACTTAAACTTAAGGAGGTGATATTAGCTGTTCCGCTTATTATACTATATCCATAAGTTCCTGAACCATCTCCATTATCGTTATTAATAGAAAATTTTACAGCTATACTTTCTCTATTTAATTGTTTTTGCATTAAAGCTAAATAAGAATAACCCTTTAAAGCTATAAAACCATCACATGAAACCTTCCAGGTTGATATATCGTTTTTATATTGTCGAAACCATGCAGAATTAGACGATGTAACCTCTACTTGATCTGTTGTTACATCAAAAGAACAACTTGTAGATGCACCCATTGGCGTTCCTAACGCAAAACTAGATGTCACAAAAGCTGAATTATTACCTTGTGTATATAATGTAATTGTTCTACTTCCTGCTCCCAATATTATAAATTTAACTACTATTCTATCTGTAGAAGTTAAAGTAGTAGTTGGAACTGTAATATTTGTAGTATATAAAGTTGCTGAAGTAGATGTTAAAGTATGAGAATCAGAAGATGCAATAAATGTTAAAGAACTTCCATTGTATTTGTATAAAACAATAGCAAAATTTGGTCCACCTGTAACATTATCCGTAATAGACATATAATTTTTAAACACCCATATTCCTGATGGAATTGTTGCCATGTTAGGATCGCCAATATCTGTAATAAAACAAGCTATCTCACCATCAGCACTTCTAGTAAAATTGGTTGGAGTGCCTGTTATTTGAGTTCTACTCATTTGATAATACGGAGTTCCGCTTATACTTCCTTCAGATACACCTCCATTAAAGTAATAAATAGCATTACTTTCGTATTCATATAAAACTATATTTGTTCCATTAATTGCTGATGCCATATCTTAATTTATTATTATCCTAAATATTTTATTGTTTCTACTGATTCGTTATCCGAGTCGGTTATTTCTAATAACTGCAAAGATGTTGTTTGATTGTAATATGGTTCTAATGTTAATCTATTAGCCATAAATATTTTTCCATTATAAGATAATGAATTAGTTGAACTATCTTCTACAGTATATTTTTTATCTAAATAAACAAAATCATCTCCATTTTCAGATTCACCTAAATCTCCTTCTAGGGCTGCTAGATTTTTATTAAAAATATTTGAATATTGTCTACATAGTAAGCCCATTAAATCAGAATAAGTGCCACTTTTCCCATATCTATACCAATTTTGCAATCTAACTAAACCACTACTAAAGAAAGAACCTACGGTATTAGATACCAATAATTCAGGATAATTAGCTCCGTATGGAACATCTATTTCCTTTAATAAAGCTATATTATCTCCTAATTGTCTTTCTATTTGCAATCCTGTAAACGGAGATTGAGATTGTGTTAATCTAAGGTCATTAAATCTAAATACACTTGAATTAGAATCTACCGCAAAAGCTATACTTACATATCCTGTAGCAATATCTGCATTATTAAAAGTATTGCTTCCAAATGGTATATCTATTGAATAAGACTGTCTTGGTCGTCTATCTGTAACAACACCAGTTGGCGGATCAGATTGTGGTATTGTTATGTATGTCGTTATAGATGTAACCCATTCTTTATTTGAGTTTAAATAATAAGTATTTGAACCCACAAACACTCTAATAATTAATTTGCATATACCTTGAATAGTATATCCTAATGTTGAATACAAGTTGTATTTAAAAGATAAAGTTCCTGTATAATCTCCCATTTTTGGAAGATATTGCGGTGATGCTAAACTCCCTGTCATTTGAAATAATGATATATCACTTCCTGATTGTTGAAGTTTTACATCGTTATATAAATCAAGTGGATAATCATAAACAGTTATAGAAGCCGAACCTGTTAAAGTTGATGTAAAGCCTGTTGGTGCTGTATGAATACCTGAAAAATCTTTAAACGTTCCATTGTTAATGTAATTGTTTGCAAATTTATAATTAGATGTTAGCCTAACCCTTGAATATCCTTTTCTAATTATTTTATTTTGAGTATTGTTTATAAAGTGAATAGCACCATTTGAATATGGTTGTATATTAACACCTGTCGTAATCGTTCCTGAGCCTGTTAATGTTGGACTTGTTCCTATAGTATATTTGGTATAATAATTAGTAGCACCTGCCATTTCGTTAATAGCCATCATCCACCAATCTCCATTAAACTGAAACAATCTGCAACCAAAAGATTTGCATATGTTATCTAAAATAGTATAATAATCCAATCCTATAAAATCTCTTCTAAATTGATATGTTTGGCTAAATGGCTCATTATCTAAACTAATTCCTCTATCGTTCATGCCACTAGCGAAATAAGAACAACATGAGTAAAATTCAGATGTTGTTCTATATCCTAATGTATTTAAAATTAAATTAATAACATCTAGCAAACTTGTTGTTTGATTGATATTTCCTTCAGAAGCACTATAATAGTAATATTTAAGAAACGATAGGGCATCTACACATACCAAATTAGCCACTTGAGTTCCTGTGCTATAACCAATATTTATATAATCATTAAATAAAAATCCCTTCCATTTTATATTACTTCTATCAGTAACATTTACCAATTCTACATAATATTTTCTGTCGTTAGCATTTAATAAATCAGGAAAGTTATTATAATCATCTTCTATGGAAACTATAAATGAAACATTTAATTGAGATGTTATAACACCTGCTGATGGTTCTTCTTCATTAGAGTTAGGAGAAAGAGATATTTTAGTGGCTTCATATGTTTTAATATCGCCAGTATAACTATCTTCGTATATTTTAACGATTAAATCTGTTTCATTACGAAGCTTCTGAGTTAGTGTATATCTTAATCCGTATGCCATTATGCTAAACTAATGTTTTGTCCTTTAAGATTTGATGCCTTTTGTGCTCTGTTTACAGACAAAAGTAAGTCTTGTCCTCTTAATAAGAATGTTCCACCGCTTCCCCCTCCTATTAAATTTTTAAGTTTGTCTAAAGGAGCAACAACTTCAGGGTTGTTTTTAGCACCAGGATATTCACCCATTAATCCGTATGTAGGTCCGCTAATAATACCACCATCTGCAAATCTTTTTGCAGGATTGGATGATTTACCCATTGATGGACTACTTCCTGACGCACCTGTATTGCCTAGTGAATTTTTAAGAGCATAACCTGCTGCTATTGCTGCAATACCTATAACAATACCTGCTTTCCATTCACCTTTTTCAAGAGCAGCCTTTGCAGCTTTTACTAACGAAGAATACATCACAAGAGCCTTACCAATTTCTATAAGAGCATCTGCCAATATTCCTGCCAATGAATCAAAGCTTAAACTTCCTTTTGATATTAAATTTCCTAAAGTTTCTCCAACTGATTCAAACCCCTTTACTAATGTATTTTTTAATATTTCATTAATAGTAGTCGATACAGTTCCTAATCCTTCTAATTCAGACTTATATTTTTTAATTGATTCAATAATGACATTGGTTGCTTTTTCGTTTCCATTAGCAAATACCAATGCAAATTGAAGCATTTTTATTTTTTGATTTATGTCATCTTGTTGCAAAGAAGTATTATCCTTATGTCTTTTCATCTCAATTTTTAATTGAGCATCTAGTATTTTGGTATAATTCTTAGCATATTCTACTTGAGCATCATAAATGTCTTTGTTATATTGATCTGTTAATTGTTTTTGTCTTTGAGCACTTTGCTGTCTTATTCTTAATTTTTGATTTTCAACACCTTGTAAAAGAGTAAGTTCTTTAAATCTGTATGTTTGATTTATATTATCTAAAACTTCTTTACTAGCTCCATTTATTTCAGCTTCTTTTAAGGCAACTCTTTTTTCTTCTTCAATCATTAATTTGCCATAATAACCAGCCAAAAACAAATTGTCTTTATAATAATCGTATTGTGCAGTAAGTTTTTCTAATAAAGATTTGTCTACTTTTTCTTTACCTACTTTATCGCTTTTATCACCAAATGGATTTAACAAAGAAGATTTTACAGCCCCTTCATTAAGGTCTTGAAGCCTTCTTATAAATCCTTCAGTTTGTATTATCTTATTTTGTAACTTTTGTGCATCAGAATCTGTTATACCTAAAAAGTCTAATGGATGTATTTCTCTTTTTGATTTAGCTGATTCAATCTCTAAAGCATTTCTATCCTCTATAACCTGCATTTGAAGTTCTGCTATTTTTTTACCAGTAACTTCGGCTAATTGCTGAGCTCTTAATGCTTCTGTATAAAGATTTACAGAAATAATAGCTTGACCTATATTTTTTATTCTATCGGCTTCCTCTTTATTTACTTTAGATAAATCTTCTTTTATTTCTTTTAAAGCTTTAGACCTAAGACTTTCCGCATTTGTGTAATTTGTAGCAATAGATATAAGACTTTGAAGTTTAGATATTTCTTGATTAGAATAATCTAAAGTTCCTTTTATTTCATCGTTAGTTTTTTTAATACTTTCTCTCCATGCGTCTGTTGCATTTTTCGCACCAAAAGCACCCATATCCCAAGCTGTGAAAAAAGCAATAACAGCACTACCTACAAAATAAAGTGGTCCAGCAATACCTGCAATACTTCCCATAAGAGCAGGTAAGTTATTTTGAATACCTCTAAAACCAAATGGTAAATCTTGAATAACTAATGCCAAGTTTGTCCATTGTTGGTTGTTCTTTTTTAAAGCATCTGTAGAACTATTAAAAACTCCACTTGTGTTATTAAGACCAGCACCAATAGACTTTATTTTGCCTGAAGTTATTTCTGCTTGTTTACCAATATCCTGAAGGGATTTTTGTACGGCATCTGATACTGCTTTGAAATCATCGGCATTCGCCTGAATCCGAATTTTAACTATTTCTTCACTTGCCATTATTTATAGGTTTAACATTTTCGTATAATTTGACAATATTTTGTAACTCTTCATCTGTCATTACTTCTTGTTTCACAAAGTTACGAGTATCACAATCTAATTCAATAAGGTCTTTAGGACTAACGCTACTTCCTTTTGGTAATTGAATATTTATTAGCAAAGTAGCCAACCATCTTGTTCTTACCCATTCTTGCTCTTCCTTATGCCTATACCCATACCACACAAAATCTAACTCAGCCATCGTCATATCCCAAAACAAATGGGGAAGTATTTGACACTCCCCCATCGTATATTTTTCTATATCAATCCACTCTAATTTTTTTTTACTTCGTCTTTTTTAGATTTCTTTGTTGGTTTCTCGTCTAATCCACTATTCATGCTTTCTCCTAGTGCCGTTAATATTGCCTGGAATTTAGGACTTGTCATTCCTCCTAAATCATCAATCCAATCACACACTTCCATTTCAGTAAAAGTCGGAGTAATTCCTTCTTTGTACAATGGATATTCAGCAGCAGCTCTTAATAAATTAACGATAGCATCTAGCGATCCTTCTCCACTCAAAGCAATCCCAATATCAGATGGTCCAATTTTTTGTAATTGACAGAATCTTTTAAGACTCCATGTGCAAAAACGTAATGGTATCACCTTTCCATCGGAAAGATTTAATTCAAAGTGTCCTCTCATTTTGGTTTATTTTGGTTGGTTATTATTAGTTAGTAGCCTGAGTCAATACTCCAGTTCCTGTGAAAGAAGCAGAATAAGTAACAGGAGCTTCCATATCGGCAGTCATATCTAAACTTTCTACAAAAGCAGAACCTGACCAATATAAATCACCTGTAATCACAGCACCACCGCTATAAGTTGTAAACTTAACAGTAACTGTAGTTCTTGCAGTTAAAGCAGTAAAGATATCGCCAACTACATATTTTGCATCAGTTGGAACGACAGTTGCTAAACCATCAGTTTTAATAGACCAAGACATTTGTCCGCCTATGTGTTGTGCCCATCCTTGACTTTCCTTGTCTGAAGCATCAGGTAAGTTAGCTTTTACGCTTAAAGAACAGTTCTTTGCGTGTGCTACTACCTCAGTTCCTACCATAACTACGAGGTTAGTACCATTAAATACACCAGTTGTTGCCATTTTATTTTATTTTACTTTTTTTTATAATTGATTTACAAAATGTTCCATTATGATAACCCTTCTAAAAACATAAGACTCGTCAACATAATCAAAAATTGCATCATTTTTGGTCATTTTACGAGTAACAATATTAAAGTCAGGTGCTGTATTAGGGTAACTTTCCATTCCTACACCAATAATAGTTAATAAACTATTAGCATAAGTATCTACTGTTTTTTGCCCTACTTCACCTGCTTTAGATGTTGTATAAATTATGTCAAATTGGATGGTAACATTAAAGTTAAAACTTGTTTTGTCGCTATCCTCTTCAGAAGTTTGACTGCTGATTATTAAAAAAGGTGGGTTTACATCATCAGGTGCTATGGTATCATATACCCCTAATGCGTAAGAAGCTCCTGTTATCTTATCAAAATAAGCCTTTCTTATAGCGTATCCGCAGTCCTTCATTTTTTACAAATTTAACGAAATATATTTATATACCTATCTTTCGTATTCTATAAAGCATTTTGCCATATTCCTCATTAAAAGCCAAAAACATAAATGGTCTATGAGGAACACCTATTACTCTTTTTCTTCTCTTAAAAGTAGCTGCATATGATTCAAGGTCATTCATGTTTACATTTGGGTAAACAGGTATTTGAAATTTAGTTCCTGTTCCAAATTCAACATAAGCAGCATATTTAACACCAATATTTCCTGCACTAATTGTGGCTCCTTGTCTTAAATCAAAATTTCTATGCGTTATAGAGGATCGTAATTTTCCTGTTTTTACAGGTACATATCCCTTTGCTTTTGACTGTATTTCAAGAACGGTATTGTCTATAATAGACTTGGTTTCTGACATTATTTTATCAGGAGCTTTTTGTAGTTTGCTAATCAAACTATCTAAACCTGTTATTTTAACATCAAAATTTGCCATTATTTTAAAGCAGAACAAGAAATTAAATAATATTGATGCTCGTCATTTTCATCTATAATAGAATTAATCATATAATTTCTTGATTTATAAGTAATTATAAGAGCATTGGTAAATGTTTTTTGTCCTGTAAATCTAATTCTAAACAAAATGCCATCATTCAAATTATCTTTACCTGCTATATTAGTCCTACTATTTTTATCTACAACTACTTGTGCCCATGAAGTGTAATAATCAGACAAAGTATTCACGAATCCCCCTGCACCATCTGATACACCAGTCTTGCTTTTGAATGTAATTCTTTGTCTAAATTGACTAATCATTATATGAAGTAGTTTATTCTTTTATATGGTTGTACAAGCTCATATGCGGTCATTTGTAGCTCGTTTAACTTGTCGTTTGGAC